CTCTTTGAAACATTTAGCAGCAACGGCCCTGTCTTTGCCTGCTCCACCCGAGGCTATGCAGAGTTTATTCTTTACATCTATCGTGTTTAGATCCTGTTGGGCTGTATTAATAATGCCTACTTTTCTATACCCCAATTTATGAAAAGTCTCGGCTATTCTAGATCCACCCTGTCCGGCCCCCACAAAGGCAAATTTAAATGCCCCATCAACTTCATCTTCAACTTCCTTTTTTTCTTCAGGTTCCGGGGGGAGGGGTATATCGGGGACAACTATGTCCACCGTCTCTGCTCCCATGTACTGACTCACATCCTGTATGTTATCTGTGTTTTCGCTCATGTTTCTTAAATTTTACTAACATACAAAATACTAGCCAAATAATCATCTAATTGGTGTTTATATGCTATTGCTTGAATCTCTTTAACTTTGTTATGGTCGGTGTCGACCGGATTATCAATATAATCTTCTGCTGTTTCCAGCCATTTTTCTGGTAATTCGTTAGCTATTACCACTCGGCAAATATTATCTGAAATATTTCTAATTTTATTAGTCACCCTTTTGTTATCGTATTTTATCTTTAGCTGTTCCTGAACTTTAGATTCCAGCTTTTGAGCCAATAACAAATTCTCTTTAATTCTTTCTACGCTGAATTTTTCACCGCCTGTTGTGTTTTCTCCTACCGGAGAAACCTTTTTGGTTGTTTGCGGAGCCTTACTTCCGGCCGGTCTGCCCTCTTCTTCCTTTTCGTTTCCACCTATAAGCGGGCTGTAGTAACCTTCGTCTCTTAGCTCTTTGAATTTCTTTTGAGACTCTATGGACTCCTCTGGTTCCGGCAACCTACCAGTCTCGATAGCTTCCAGACCTTCGTCAGCAGTTAGAATTCCGTATTGAAGTAGCTGAGCTACGACCCTGTTCCAAGTCGTCTTATCTTTAAGTTCTATCTCTTGGAAATGGGGTTCTGGATAATTCTTAAAGCCTAAAGATTTGCAAACTCTTTTTATTTCTGGGGTCAGAAATTGATTTATAAAAGCATCCCTGCCCTGCTTTAATCTTTCTATAAAAACTTGCACCTTGATGCTTGTATTTGCAAATTTTTCCTCCCCTATTAAAATATTATTCAAACCCATTTGTATATCCTGATTAACCACTTGGTATTTTTTGGGGTCAAGTATGCTGGCTATATCTGGCACAATAAATTTTGCTGTAGTCGTGTAATCAGACACCAAGACTTTTCCAACTGATTGATTTTCAAAAAGTTTTTGCATGGTCTCTATGCTCCTTTGGTTGACATTTAGGCTGCCGTCCTTTAATTCTGAACCCATCGTAATCAATAATATGGCTTGGTTTGTGGTTCGCGTGATAGCCATATCCATTTTTTTCATTTCCGCTTTCCAGTTTATATCTTCGAGTACCGGGAAACCCATAGGGACAGAGAAGGGTTCGTAATCTTGCTTTTTATAGAAAATTGGGATAACTTTTTCTTGGTCTAGCTTTATACTAATCATACCGATATTTCTCTGCTTGAGGGCTTTTTTTGTTTCTTCGTCAAGCGAATCATATACTTCCCGATCTTCTTCTGTTCTGGGATTCTTTAACCTATCTAGCTCGTAATCACTCAGCACCTTATAGTATGTTCCGGAGAAGAAGGATATGTTGCCTCCCATTTGAATGTCCGCAGGATTCAAAATAATGTATCTCGAAGGCAAGGTTGCGTCTTCGCTCTGCGCCGATAATTTAGAACCTCCATATGTTTGGGTTATTTTCTTAAAGTCTTCCGGCTGTATCTTCGTATCAAATCTATGCACAAACACGTTCCCAGAACGATAGTACTCCCTGAAGAATCTATCTAAGAAACTTTGCATGTCAACTTTTCTGAACAAGGCTTGCAAAAAGTCTCTAGATTTTTTGCTTCCCCCGGTAAAGTATATCCTTGTAGCAGAAAATTCAGTCATCAAATCTATAATATTTCTAAACACAGAAAAATTATAATAAGCCTTCTGACAGAGAACGACGGCGTCCTTTACGTCAAGGGAGCTTTTATTGTTTACCCCCTTTGAGTACTTGAAGGGTATTAACCCATTATCAATATTCTCAAACCTGTTCGTCCTATCTATTTGACCGCCGACATTCCTCCTTGTCCTGCTGGACTCGTTCGTAGTTGTGTACGGAGATGAAGCGAAACTTGTCATCATTGGCTGGACTTCTTCTTTGCTATTATTTTTCTTTGTCATTTTCTTATATTACCATTAGGTGCCTGCCTTTTCCTGCGGTGCCTCCGCTTACGAAAAGTGTTCCGTCTGCTAAACCGCCAGTATTGGGGTAATTCGGCAATCCGTTCAAAATCATATAACCTCCGTCTTTTCCACTCACGGTCATTATGTCATTAATTGTAAGGTCTCCGCTCAGATGAATATTGGAACCACTGAAATAAGATTTATAGTTCCCTAAAGAAACCTTATCCCCACTTAAGTTCAGGGGGTTCTTCCCATAAGGCCCAAGGTTTATTCTGTCGTCGTCGAATATATCCATTAGAGGTAAACCTGCTTTATCTGTAACAGAAAATACCGGAGCATCAGCCCCATATCCCGGAGATAATGTTAGGAGGGCCCCACTGGCATCATCAAAAGTTACAGACTTATTCGAATTGGTTCTAAGCGTAACGCCACCAACGCCTAAGGAAATCCTTTCTGTCTTGATACCTGAATTAAAGGTCTTTTGAGCGGAAAAAACTGTAGACGAATCTGATTGCAGATTTGCGATAGAAGCCTTTAGGTTTGAGCCCGTAGCCACAAGGCTAGTTTTCATGTCTCCGCTAGAAGCTGATACAAACCCAGTCATTTCAGGATAACCAGCAAGTTTCATCCAACTAGCTTTATAGGTAGTGTCTCCCGTAGCAACAAAAAGTCCTTGGGGGCTATCGTTGTACCCAGATGAATAAGCCAAAGCACCGGTGGGCGCTGTAACAGAAAAATCTCCTGAGCCAGTGTGCATAAGACTGCCAGACTTTAAGAATTCACCACTAGCAGTGGAGAACTGACCCGAAACTGTGTTAATCTGACCAGAAAGAAAACCACTAGCTGCAACAGTATAGGCTTCTGCGTGCCCAGATACACCTGTGTTTTTACTTAATAGTAATTGCCCGCTTGTATCTAGAGCCCCAGAAACATCGCTAGTCAAACCTGAAACCCTACCCATCATATCCCCACTATAGCCGGTAAATGACGAAGGACCTCCTTCGGTTAAGGAAAGGAAGCCCGATACATTATCGTGAGTATAGAATCCGGACGGGTACGAAGCTGAACCCGAAAGCTTCTTGTTGAAAAGTTTTCTAAAATTTTCGAAATCTATCTGACCAGTTACTATTTGAAAAGGCATAAGCTCCTATTTGGTTTTAATTACACTCAAAAAATCATAACAGGCTCAAAAGTGTCCTTGTTATCGTTAATTTTCGTGTTAGTTATGTCGTTATATAGCTTAAGACCCCAATTTGCCAACATTAATGCCGAATAATTATCTTTTCTGGCCTTATTAGGGGAGGTGGACCTTTTGAGGTGTTGGGGTAGGTCGAAGTTCTGAGCTCCTCGCGCCGTAGCCTTGTGTTCTATTAGACTGCATTGTTTTTTTGTTTGGTAGATCATGTCGTCTTGATGCTCTATAAAATCCAGCATACTCCAATCTTTCCTATCTCCAGTAAAAATTATTTTTTTTGGGTAAGGAAGCCTAAGGGAGCTTGTCCTATTAAAAAAAGTTTCATTGGAAGCGGTCCTCGAAGCAAACAAAACCTTTTTATAATCTATGCAAGCTTGAAGATACTCATTGGCTCGGCGAATAAACGTGGTAGTGAATACTTGATTAAAGCAAATTTTATTATCTTCTAAATTGTATTTTACTTTAGCTAGTTTCAAAGATTTCAAATAGTCTACACCTTCTGCGTCAGCATTGAGGGGGATAGTTTTTAATTCGGTTCGTATGTCTTTAAAATATTGAGACTCATTACAAGAATCAAGGAAAACATCGGAACCAGCATTATCCAAACAAACAAAAACAATATTAAAAGCTTGAAATAAATAAGCTAAATATTTAACATGATTGCTTAGGTTGCCCAAGCCAGCATAAGTATGAACCAAGGTTCCTAAACCGGTATCGTCATCTATTTCCATAACAGCCATGGCAAAATAATCCGCAGAAGGACTATCGCTCATATTGGGATCGACACCTAACACATACCTCTTTCCGCTTCGCCCAATTAGAAGAGTGCATGGCTCCTCATCCCCTTTCAGGGTACAAGCATCCATCTTCTTCGCGCTGAAGTAACTATCGCTACCATCCGTAAATTGAGCGCAGTATTCTCGCTGAAACGAAAAATGAGAAGAACCTCCTCCTTGGGCTTCATCAATAATCGTCTTATCTATCATTTCTTTGGGTAAGGCTTCGTACCCCAACTGAGATACGAAATACTTAGCTTCCAAGGAGCCTTTTTCGTCTTGTATTTTGTTTATCCACTCTTGGTAGGTCTTATATAAGTTTTCGAAAGTGTAACTGGCAGAAGACAAGGCTATCATCTTGGAGGCGTTTTCGAGCTTAGTTCTGTCTTTCTCTTTCATTACCCCCTTCTCTATTAATTCGTCCTCTACTTCCTTTATCCGCATTCTCTTTGCCATATCTTGAGGAGCGACTAGGAAGGGCATCAAAACATTTTTAATTATATCCTCTGGTAAAAGCATAAACTCATCAAGAACAAGCACGTTAGCTCGAAAACCACGGATCTTCTCTCCGCTTAACGGGATTGCTGTAATTGTTCCGCCATTTATCTTCCATTCATATTGATCGTTTCTTTTAACTTTGGCTCCAAAGGCTTGGGCCAGTAGGACAGCTTCTCTTGTTTCTACTATTTTTTCTATATTGTTGAAAATGAATCTTGCCGTACGAAAAGTCGGGCCAGCTATAAGTATTTTTGTGTTAGGCTCGAAGACACACTGGAGAAAACAATAAACTGCAGCTATAAAACTTTTACCACAACCACGACCCCAGACACACATACTGAAATTCCTATTGAATAAAGCTCTTAAGGTTATCTCTTGGTAGGGTGCCAGTTTTATACCACTCAAAAGATATGTAGTGAAGTATAAATTATTTCTGAGAAATTCCGACAGAGAGATTTTAGCTTCTTTGTCTTCTAGGTATCCCTCTAGTTTAGATAACCTAGAATTTACATCTTCTACTTCTCTCTCGTATTTTTCAGGACAAGACCACATGTTAAAAAAGTTTCAAGTCGTAGGCTAACTGCAAATCCATATCCTTATATGCGGTGCCGGAGAAGAACAACTTCCTTGTTACTCTAGTAGCTTCAGTTCTTCCTTTCGCAAATAGAAATTGTACGTTCTTATGTTTTTGTATTAT